CAGCTTTGCACAATGGACCAGCAATGGTGGCATCATGGACAACATGTTGCAATACAAGATTGCAGCAGGATTGCAGTTGTTTGATGATGCATCCATTGATGCATTGCCAGGTTATACAACACTGGGTTTTTTCTACTTGGATGATGGCGCTTCTGCTCTGCTGCTCAATTACTTGAACAGCACAGATACAATGTCAATGAATGCACTGAGTGCAGATTTAGCATTAATCTGACTTTAATGTAAACATGCAATTGGTAATCAATGCCAGCTGATAAATAAATCATATGTCTGCTAATTTTTCGGATTTACAAAGTGTTGATACAGCCAATGGTGCGGATCAAATGATGCTGCGTCTAAACAATGGTGCAACTGGACCAGATGGTTTTGCACGCATAGAAATCTCTGATCTCAACAGTCTGTTTACATCCAATTTGACTGCATCTGATGCCAACGTCAAACAACTGAGTGCACAGTGGTCTGCAGCGTATTCTGAAGTCTTTGCAAACAGCGGCGTGTTTACATTGACCGTTGCTAACAGCAGTTTTTGGACTGCAGCTTATAATGCAGTCACAGGCACAAATTTTAACTTTGGTGATAAATTTTTTGATTATGTAACTATTCTTGGGCCTGCAACCAATATAGATCCTCATTTGCCAGTATTCAGAGTCAGAAGAAATTCAAGTACTACTGCTGACATGGTTCAAGTTCAACCAATTGATACTACCAGCTTGTTTAGAATTACAACTGCAGGTAGTGTTGGTATCAACATAAATGAAACATACACTTTTGCTACCAATGAAGCTTTGTATGTTAACGGCGCACAGCGCATTGATGGACCAGGAGGCACTGCTCTAGTAGTAAATGGGGACTTGTTTGTTAATGGCTCTCTTTCTGCATTGTCAGCAACGTTCATCAATTCCATTGTTACTAATACCAGTGCTCTCTCTGTTACCAACGCTGGACAAGGACCTGCACTTTTTGTAAATCAAATTGGTAATCAACCCATTGTATCATTCAAGAGCGATGCAGCAATCATTACATTTGCTTACAATGGTGACATTACTGGATTTAGAGATTTGTCTGGAACTGGCAGAATCATTGCTGGTACCAGCAATACAGCATCAAACGCAGCATCTTACATATTAGGTACAAACAACAATGACAACAACAATGCCAATGTCATCATTTTAGGCAGCAACATCAGTGCCTCTGTTAATGATTATACATATGTTCAGAATTTATCAACAACAGGTATCATTGCAGCAGGTATCATTGCAGCAGGTGACAAAACATCAGTTGACTGGAACAACACTTACACTGCAGTCAATGCTCAAAGTGCATCTAATGCAAGTGTTTACAGCAGCTTCAATGCACAGAGTGCAGCTAATGCAAGTGTATATTCAACAACCAATGCCAACTCAGCAACATGGGGCAGCTTTGGCACCAGTTTCAATGTTGTATCAGCAATTAATACCAGTGCATTGACTGCAGTTGGACTCAGCACTAACATCAATGCTGCATTGGCTGCCAAAGGCACAGGAGCTACACTTGCACAGATTCCTGACAATGCAGCTGCAGGAGGCAATGCAAGAGGGCAGTATGCAACAGATTGGCAAAAATTTAGATCTGTTAATACACAAGTAGCTTCTGGTAATCACTCAACCATTGGTGGTGGCAGTGATAATACAGCAGGTACTGGTGCATATGCAACAGTTGGTGGTGGGTATGGTAATGCCGCAACCAATACATATTCAACTATTGGTGGTGGGTATGGTAATGACGCAACCAATACATATTCTACAATCGGTGGTGGTGTTTATAATGACGCAACCGGAGGTACTGCAACCATTGGTGGTGGTGCTTACAATAATGCATCAGCAGTTTATGCAACCATTGGTGGTGGTGCTAGCAATGCATCAAGTGGTTATGGTTCAACTGTTGGTGGCGGCACAAGCAATGCAACAGTTGGTGAAAATTCAACTGTTGGTGGCGGGCAGGCTAATACTATCCAGTTAAATGGGCAGTATGCAACAATTGGTGGCGGAAGTACTAACACTGCAAGCATATATGCTGCAACCATTGGTGGCGGGTATAATAATTATGCAACTGGAAATAGTGCAACTATTGCAGGCGGTAATGGTAATACAGCAGGTGATATATATTCAACAGTTGGTGGCGGTGTTAGCAATGCTGCAAGCGGTATTGGTTCAACAGTTGTTGGTGGTTCTAATAACTCTGCAAATGGTAAATATTCAACAAGCCTTGGGTATGGTGCAAGTGCAACTAATTATGGTGAATTTGCAGTCAGCGGTGGATATTTTAATTCGTTTGGTGATAATAAAAGTTCTACATTTTTATTGCGAACAACAACAATTGCTCCAGGCAGTGCAGTTGCATATTTAGATCATCTATTCAGTACAAATGAAATTACTCTGCCACCAAACTCAACATATGCATACACAGCAACCATTGTAGGATTATCATCACACAGCAATGCATCTGGACTGCACTACATTTTGAGAGGTTTTGCTAAAAGTAATAACCTTGGCGTTGTTGCAATCTATCCTGCAACCTCTGATTTAACACAGAGAATTCCTGCTACATTGAATGCTGGCATGAGTGCTGCTGGCAGCAAGTTGAGAGTAGTTGTAAATGCACCAACTACTGCTGTGCATTATTGGACAGCGCGCGTACAAGGAGAGTATATACAATTCTGATTACATGTACACACCATCTGCATGTGGAGCAGTCATAACAACTGCTTTGATGCTCGTGCTGCAATGCTGATTTTGCATTTTGTGTGCTTCATAATCAACATAGTCAGCAACATCACTCAAGTATTCAGAGCAAATGGTGATTTTGGCTTGAACCCAACCAGGAATGTGTGGCATGTGTTGAATATCATCAGCAATGCACTGTGCATGCTTTTGAATGGCCATGAGTGCTGAATCAGCCATGTTGGCTTCTTGTGCAAAATGGTGGTCATGTTGCATTTCATTGGCTTCTTCTGGAGCACCATGTGTACCCATGGTGTTGACATCTCCTTGATCATTGAGAGTTTCAATGCGGTCCATGATTTGCATGTTTTCGTAAATTGCTTGTAGCTGATATTCCATGTTGTTATTTATTCTCAACAAGTATTGAATCATCACTGTACCACACTATCTTGTATCTCTTGTCAAACTCTGCAATGTGTTGCTCTGTAACTTTGCGTGGCGATTTCATGCATTTGAGAGCTTGTGCATGTGCATTTTTGAACTTTATTGGATGCGCAGCATATTCAGCCCACATTTCCACATCTCCAAAGAATATTTGTACTTGTGTCATTGCAATGTAAATTTCTTGCTGCTGCGTTGTTCAATGGCTCTAACCAAGTTGGCACAATCCAACAAATCATCATGATTGCCAGCATCAAACCAAAATCCATCCAGCTTTTGAACATACATGCTGCTAACATCATTTACAGCCTTGATCAAATCAACTATTTCCAACTCTCCACGTGCAGAAGGTTGCAGTTGTTTGGCAATTTGACATGCTGAGTTATCAAAAACATACAATCCAATGACTGCATCATTGCTGACAAATGTCTGTGGCTTCTCCACAATGTTTTTGATGTAACCATGAGCAATTTCAACTACACCATAACGCTCTGGATGAGTCACTTCAAATGTAAAAATGCTGTTGATGACTGGACTGATGGGTGCATTGTTGATGATGATGTTGTCACCCAATACCAGTGCAACATCATCTCCTGCAAGCCATGATTCAGCAATGATGAATGCTTGTGGCAATCCAGCAGGCTCCAGCTGCACTTCAAAAGTTAAATTGACTTGAGTCACATGGGCAAGTGCTTGCTTGAACAATGGCAATTGTTCAGGAGTAGTAATGATCATGATGTCTGTTATGTCCATGTCACGCAATGTCATGATGGGATAATAAATCATGGGATTTTTATAAACAGGCAACAATTGCTTGCTGACTGCATGAGTCAAAGGAAAAAGTCGGCTCCCGCGACCGCCAGCCAAAATTACACCCTTCATTTCAAATAATATTCAATGGTTTTCTCAATGCCTTGCTCAAAAGTTGTTTGAGGTTGCCAATTGAACTGCTGTTGCATTTTGCTGCTGTTGATGGCGTATCTGCGATCATGACCTGGGCGGTCTTGCACATGTTCAATTAAATCTTTGTATGAACCTTGAATACGAGGACGCAAAACATCCAGACGTTCACAAATGGTATGAACCAATTGCAAATTGGTGATTTCATTGCTGGCTCCAATGCAATAATGTTCATTGCTGGTGTGCTCACTTGTAGCAATCTGCAAAATGGCTTGTGCATGGTCTTGTACATAAATCCAATCTCGCACTTGCAATCCATCCCCATACACTGGAATAGGTTTGTTGTTGATGGCATTGTGGATGGTTTTAGGAATCAGCTTTTCAGTGTGTTGTCCCGGACCATAGTTGTTGCTGCAATGTGTAATGGATACAGGCAAATTGTACGTATTGCCATAAGCCATGGTCAAGTGATCAGCAGCTGCTTTGGTTGCAGAATATGGATTTCTTGGATTGTATGGTGTGTTCTCACTGAATGCTGCATCACTGGGTTCAAGATGTCCATACACTTCATCAGTTGAAACTTGAATGAATTTGCAGTTGTACTGTTTAGCAGCATCCAACAAGCAAGATGTTCCAACAATGTTGGCATCAACAAATGGCAAATTGCTGTTGATGCTGTTGTCTACATGTGTCTCAGCTGCAAAGTTGATGATGGTATCTATGTTGAAATATTTGATGATCCACTGGACATTGAAAGCATCTGTGATGCATGTTTTGACAAACTCACCATAATCTTCACTGCCGTGAAACAAGTTGTTTTTGCGTACACTCAATGGTGCATTGATGGCAGCATATGTAAGCTTGTCAGCATTTACTATTTTGTTGACTTTGTCATGTTTTTTGGCCAGTTGAATGAACTGCCATCCAATGAAACCATATCCACCTGTTACAAGTATATTCATAATTGTGAGTTAAATTTGTATTCATCAATGGCTTGCATCAATGAGTCTTGCACTGGTGTCAGATGAATGCCCAGACGCATAATTTTGGTGCTGTCCAATGTGCAGTTGCTGCGTGGAGCCTTGACTGTTGCATTGAAATCTTCAATGCTTTTGAACCACTGCTTGTCTTTAGCCAAATTCACTTTCTGCAACATGTCAACAACTTCTGTGGTTTTGATGTATCCTGGCTGTGTAACATTGTATGTGTTATAACCATAATTTACATGCTGTGAAATTTCTACAACAGTATTGGCAAATTCTTTCAAGTTGGAAAGGCTGTTGGTTGCATTGAGCAAAACAGAATATTTGCACAGCTTTGTCAAATAGTTTCTGTCATTGATGATGCCATCAAATGGAATTCTCAATCTGAAGATGTTGCAATACATTTCTGTTGCTTTGTTGTTCAACAATGCTTCACCCAGTGCTTTGGTAGCGCTGTACCAACTTGCTTTGTTGCTGTTGAAATCAAAATTGGGTGCATGGTTTTCTTGGAAAACTACTGTTGGATTCAGTGCTCTGTCACATGCTGCATCAGTATAAATGCATCCAGAAGAGACATGATTGAAAGTGATGTTGTGTTTGTTGCAAATGCCTAAAATCTGTGCTGGTAGCATTGCATTGGCAAGCATGCACGGGATTTTATTGCTCTCATCTTCACATGAGTCAACATTGGGCAATCCTACAAAGCCAGCGCAATTGATGATGCAGCTGACTTTGTTGATTAATAAAAAACGAGTAAAATCTTGTTCATTCAATGGGTATCTTGCTTGGTAAGTCAAGTACTCAATGTCTTTGCTGCGCAAATCATGCGCCATTGCACAGCCAACATATCCATGTGAACCCAATAATAGAATCATACATCTATTTACAAAATCATTGCAAAAGTCAAGGTATCACTGTCTGATATACAGGATTGATGAATGGTGCATCCTGTTGTGGTTGTTTCAAACTTGGCAATATCAACTTGTACCACTCTGTTCTTTGCTTGACTCTCTCTGAGAGCTTAGCAGGTCCAATGAATTTGGTTACTGATTTTACATTTTTGAGATCAACGCCTCTCTTTATCATTGCTGCTATTTGCGCTTTGAGAATTTTCTCACTGATTTGTGCATCATTGACCAAATCTGGATTTTTAACCAAATCAACGTTTATAATTTTGCTCATGCGTTCATAGTTTTCTTTGCCTGTTATTTGAAAGTATCCACGTCCTCTGTATTTGTATCCTTCATCTGCATCATTGCCTAGTCTGTTGCCATACACTTTGTTGCCAATCATCTCTGGATTGCGTGCATATTTTTTAGCAGTTTTGGTTGTGAAATATTTGGAGAATGTCTTGAGCAGACCACTGACACCATAATTGAGATTTTCAGAACGAGGTTTCATTTCAGGGCCAGCTTCTCCTCTGATGTTGGCCAGCATCACAGCATGAGCTTGTGGAGAATATACTTTTAATTCTTTGAGTACATCTGCTACTATTTGCTTGATATCTTTGTTTTGCATTGGTGCTTGCATTGGCTGCATTTGCTTTGCAGGAGCTGGCAAAGACTGTGTCAGCTTTGGATTTGCAAGCATTGATGCAACTTTGTTGACAGCATCTTGTTGTTTGTGTTGAGTTGGTTGTTGCTTTGCATCTTGTTTGATTATTTGCAGAGCTTGTTGCTTAATTTCTGGCTGCTTTGATTTGTCAATGATTTCTTGAACATCATAACCTTGTTGCTTTGCTTGAACCAACTCTTGCTTGACATGTTCTGTGTCTTTCATGAGACTGCTGTTCATTAATGCTGCACCTGTAATTGTTGCAAGAGCTACAGCAACTGCTGCAGTAGCCAGCTCTTTCATCAATGACTCTTTTAAAACTTGCTGGTTGTTGTAAAAATCATGAAAATTCTGCATGTGGTTATTTAGGCAATTCTTTTTCTGTCAGTATCAAAAACTCCCAACCTTTTCTGCTGCACCACTCTCTGGCTGCAGCCCACTTGGCCAAGTTGATGTCATAAGTAGCTTGCTCATAAATTAGAGTGGATTTCTTTTTGTTGCCATGAGTTGTAGGTTTGAGTGTTTGTCTGTAAGGCTTGACTTCCACCAAATAATGCCTGATGTTTTCACCTTCTTTGATTACAATGGCACAGTCCACAAAGTATCTATGAGCTTTGTGATCCACTGGGCTGACATAAGGAATGATGATGCTTTCTGAGCTCCATTTGAGTACATTGTTGTTTTTATCCATCCATCTGAACAATCTCAATTCCATGCTGGATCTGTATGTTGGAATGCCATTGCCAACGTATTTTTGTACATTGACTGGCTTGTAAAGTCCTTGCTTGTATGGGGCGTGCTTGCTCATGGTACAAAAAAATAGCGGGTTGCCCCGCTATTTAATTCAATTTGTTGTGTTTATCTTACCAACTCAGCAAAGTTGGTTGATGTTCTGGTGGCTCTGAAGTTGACCAAGATGAATTCTGCAACACGCACTGGCTTGATGTAGATGTCTACTACCAATTCGTTGGCATCAATGACATCAGGTGTATTATTACGTTCGTCACAAACAATGAGGTAATCATACAAGCCTTGATCATTCTTGGCTTGCTCAAAGTAAGGGCGCAAGTCATCTACCAAGCGTGTGCGAGTGTACAATGTGTTGGGTTCAAACACATAATATTTTGCAACAGCCTTGGTTTGTTTCTCCAACAGCAAGAACAAGCGGCGCACATTGACGCGATCAAATACACCTGGTGCTTTCTGCAATGTCTTCTGACCAAAGATGACAATGCCATCTCGCGCAAAGAATGTTACAGGATTCAGATTGAACTTGTACAAGTCATCACGTTGTTTTTGGTTGGGCGTCAAGACAATGTCATCAACACTCATGAGGCCACGTGTAAAGCCAGCTGGTGCCCACCACACATTGCGATCTCTATCAGTCTT